GTTATCTGTAACAACTTCGCCTGACACGCTTACCGTCCTCGTGATACTTGTTATCGTCTTAACCGTCTTGCCTTGTGTGCAAGCGTTAGTCTTTTCCATTACATTTGAAGCGTTGCTCTCACTTCTTGAGGTTATGCACGCAATAGGTACATATGCGGTCGCCGTAGCATCCCACACTGCAAGTCGTGCCAATTTCCATCCTGGTTGATAATTATCCATTTTTTATAAAGTTTAAAATTATTACTTTGCTAAAAGCTATATTGTTTATTGTCGTCTCCGCTATTGATTGAGCTGTTACCAGCAAAACCTTGTCAATACCTTCGATCTTTGAAGCTCCCCTGTCATCACGCAACAAGTTTATGATCGTGTCTCCGATGTCCTCGCAAAGCTTCTTTTTCCCTACCGTTCCCCATTTCGTTACAACGCGTATTGTCATGTTTAAATTGAAGCGAGGTGCATCAACGGTTTGAACTGCGTTTAATTGTTCTTGCTGATCCTGAATGATAACATAAGTAGCTATTGATCCATCGACTGCAGGTAAAGAAATGTTCGGATTTACAACTTCATCGAACACGGGTATCGAAACAGTACCGTACCTCAGCGTTGAAAGCGCTGTAATTATCTTGCCTCGTATTTCTGTAGCTCTATCCATTATCTTTAGTTTTTTCTTTTATGATCTCATCCAGCTTCTTATTGAAAATCTCCGTGTTCTTTAAAACAGATGGGTAAAGATACGGTTTCCCTTTCAAAGTACCTAATCCGTTGATGTAAAATTTCCACGCAATTTCACGTATCCATTCAGGGTAAGGAGCGAGTATTTCACGCGCCGACAATCCTGTACCAAATTCGAAATAAGCGGCCAAATTGTTTTCACCCATAACTCCTACTTCCCCTGTCATGTCGTTGTTAGTGAAACGCTTGTCGATATTGATAAAGATGTCTCCATCCTCGCCGACTGGAGCTTTTCGAGTAGCTTCAATCTCAATATCTGTAACCGTATCGACGACCAAATATCGCATCTTCTTAACTTGTTCAGCTTTGTACTTCTTCAAGTTATCAGAAGTCGTATTGATCACCTTTCCCATCTTCTTAATCTTTAGCCGTTATGTCGAAGACAAGTTCTTTTCCGTATCTGACGTTCTCGACGACTGGAGCGTTTATAATCCTGAAATTCTTTTCTCTCCATTTAACAACATGTTGCACCGACGGCATGAAGCCAGCTCTTAACATTATACCTACTCGATAAACAGTCGGTAACTGCATTTGCGCCTGTTCGATGTTAGCCGACACTTTCAATTGTTCGATACGTGCCCACGTCTTCAAATTTAAAATTGATGTAGGTGTGTAACCTCCGTATCCGTCGCTTACCATTCCTTCGCTCCAGAACTCAATCATCTGATCGTATCGTCCAATTTTCATGTCTTTGAAATTTAAAAGATAGGTTTAGTCGAATGTCGTCTGTAAGTTGCAATTGAACTCTCGTTTCCTGATTGAACATCGCCACGCGATTGATATTTAGCTGCAACGTCTTCAAGTATCGCGTTAAGAAACTCTTTCGATGAGGCTTCAGGATTTTCAATCACTGTTTCAACTCCAAGTTCGTCAACGACAGTTATCGTCGCACTTATTCCTGACACTCGAAGCGCTTTGTCGGTAGCTGCGTCAAGCAACGACTGCAAATAATTGTCCTGATCCGTGAAGTCTATATGCAAAGCTTCTTTTACGTCTGCAAGTGTTATCATCTTTTGCTTCGTTTTGTTTGTTTGTCGTTTTCTTTCTCCTTAACGTGCTCAATCGCTGCCCCAACTCTGATCATGTAGTTTGCGGCAGGATCGGGGAGACTTATCATCTCCCCTTTCTTCCCTACCTCAACATCTTTAATTAATTTAATCTGTATCATGCGCAGTTGCTGTACTTTTAACAATAGCGTTACCGTTGAATACGGCAAGCGATACCCTTTCCTCTATTCTGAACATTACCTTGTTTACTTTTGCCAAAGTGCTATCTTCGAACAAACGAATTTCAGGGTTCATCCTGCGTAAGAACATCGTAGCATTTCTATCAAAAGCGATGAAGTCGTTCTTCGTTATCGATGTAGTACCAACTGTTTCAAGTCCACTGATAGACAAGCGACCGTTTGAAAACATCACAGTGCCAATCGGCAAATCGTATTCACCGCTTCCAGATGCCTTGTTCAAACCTACTTTAACGATGTCGCGCGGATGCAAAATAACATTCGTCGGTACATAAAAGTCGTTTGTTTTTTCAGGAATTTGGCCGTAAGCAGCGTCAATGATCATGTCCAATAATGCTGTGTATTCACCGTCGTAAGCTGTTGCAGAAGCAATCAATCCGATTACAGGGTTAGTTGTAGAATCGCTTGTACCGTTTAAAATAAGGCTATTTTCAGCAGTTTTCAAACCTATCAACAGTTTTGATTGTAGATAACCAGTAAGCCATACAATGTCATCAAGCATCTCGCGATCAACTACAGCGTAACCAGCAATCCATTTAAAGAATGCCGATTGAGAAGTCAAGTCATAATCAACTTGTGCCTTATTGCCTGTCTTATCCCAAAATGCTACTGCACCTTCGCCTCCATTCTCTTTCGGATAGATAACGCTGTTGGCAGTCGATGTAGCAGACGGCAAAAGATCTGCCAGCCATACGCGATTGTAAGGATTATTTATAAGTCCTTGCTGCACTTCCTGAACAAAAGGAGTTGCATTAGGAAAGTTGTTAGCAATGCTCATGTCTCCAACCGACTTCAAAGTAAGACGCAATTCAGGTGATCCTTTTCTGAAACCTCTGATAGCATCTTCGTTCGATTTTATAGCTTCTGCAAGATTTTCATTGAAAGTCTTTTGTTTAATCGTACCGCGTGTTTGGTTAATCTCTTTCAATTTTGCCTGTAATTCCTGAACATGTTTGTAGAAATCAGACTTTAATGTTTCAGCTTCTTCTTTTGTCGCTACATTATCGAATTTCGATACAATCTCACTCATCTTTTTATCGATTAATTCCTGCACTGCATTTTGAGCAGCATCTTCAGCGGCTTTCTTCACGTTTTGCAAAGCTTCCTGTTTTTGTTTCTCAAGCAATTCTGCTTGTTCTTTTTCTTTATTTTCCATTGTTTTTTTTGTTTTAAATAAATAATTCGTAAATATTCGTGATCAACGGCTCAACGGCTTGAGTTGTGTCAGCATCAAGCTGATCAGGCTCTTTTTCCTTGAGTGTCAAAAATTGTTCTAACGATTTCAATATGTTATCCGAAAATCTTACGTTGTAAGCCTTTTCGATGATACTCCAAAATTCTTCCTGTGTAGGTTCTGTCAATTCTTTAACGGCCTTAACAGCGCTTACAAGCGAAAGCTGGTTTGCTGGTTCTTCGGTTGTAAGTACCGATATTTCTTTCAACCTATATTCGACCACTTCCGCTTTGTTCTTCGCATTTCGCTTGATAACCCAGCCGCCGATACTCATACCGCTTTCGAAACCGTTTTCATGCAGAAACTTCACTTCATGAAACGTGTCTCGGCCAGCATCAGTATCCATCAGCATCTTTGCCGTAAGTCCGAGACCGTAAGGATCAGCGATATCCAACTCCATCGGCACGCCGACAAGTTGAGGAGTATGGTTTTTGAATATCTTTATCTTTTTCGCTCGCTCGGCTACCGTCTTCGAAAATGATCCAGGCAACGAAATGTCTCCGTCGCTGTCTTTCACATTGTAAACATTCGCATAACCTTTGATGATACCTGTTTGCTCATCGATATCACGAAATTCTGAAAGGTTTTTAAAAATTATTTCTTCCATCTTGTTCTGTTTTTAATCTAACATAAATAACCTGACAACCGCAATTTATAACGTTGCCTGCTGAAGCCGACGGATCGTGAGGGTACATCATCCTGTCAGTGATCCCTGTATTCGGATCGGTAACGATGAACGGTTCGTCCTTAGGTATCTCAACACCTGTATCCATCGCAACATGCCAATCACGCGGATCTTTAGCACCTCTATGTATCCACAATTTGCCGATCGGAATGTCGGTTTGCGCTGACCAATCTTCGGCAGACTTCGCTTTTGCAATGTTTATAGCGTTGCCAGCTTCAGTTCTTGCGATAACTCTCGCTCTTCTTTTTCCTGCAGCACCTCCCATCACGTTTCTGATCCGCTTCGAAAATTCTGATCTGCTTTCACCGATCGACGTGCTTGCGATCGTTTCCTGCATCAGAAGCTCTCGTGTCTTATCGTCTATTCCTACTACCTTGTTTACCAATGTAGCCAAAATATAGTTTTCTATCCACTGCGACCATGCAGGCATGAAAAATCTTTCCTTCTTCTGAATAACGTTGCCGTCCAATTGCTCCCATTGTCTCGAAAGATAATCTTGCAACGTAACTCGATAAACCTTTTCAAGCGCTTCTCCAACCGCATTACCTACTATGTTATAATCGATCCACGTCTCGGCATTCTTTTTGAACGCTTTCAATACTTCTTTTGCAAACAACCTTTCATAAGTTGCCTGCCTGCGGCTTTCGATCTGTATGTAACGCGTAAGTCTCATCTTTTAAATCTGTATATCTTCAACACTGTAATCCGATAACGGGACCATGCCTTGTTGTACGAATACCTGATTTGCATATTCTTCGTCCAGCTCATCGCTGCCAAGCATCACACGTACTTCATTGATCGTGTGAGTTTTCAAATAAGCATCTGTTTGATCTGCCGTTAGCCTTAATTCTTCATACGACGACAAGTCGTAATCTATAACATAATTCTTTTTGTCGCGTACTTTAAACGGTTCAACAAGCCAACTGTTTAGCTTGTCCTCTTCGGATGACAAGTAAGGTAATATAACTTCCTTTACAAACCTTTCACTCGCAGCCTTCATGTTCTGATATGTCGGGTTCGGATCGAATAACGTCGCTGGAACTCCCCACAAATCGCATAACCTGTAACCTGCATGATCAAGTCCCTGTATGATGTTCAACGCATCAGGAGACAAACCGATGTGCGTATACTGAAGCGGCATTGCACTTACAACGATCTTGTTTCTGTTATCCGATCCGTGTATCTTTGCCTCGACAGTTGCCTGCGTCTTGTCAACCTGTTCAGGAGTAAGCCACAATTCAGGATTAGGGTGATTCGGAGAAATAAGTCCTTTCGCACCTTCGTTCTCGACCGACTTAACCCAGCTTTCAATAGCCGTATCGTCAAGCTTCAAATATTTAAGTCCTGCCAGCAACGGCGATAATCCTCGAAACTGACTATATTTCGCGTCGAACAACGGGTTAGGCATCTTCATGTGAAGTATGTCGTTCATGTCATCGCCGATAAAATCTCGATACTTTCCGTTCAACAAATTCATCCTCCAACCTACCAACTTTCCGTTATCGATGTGCATGTTCATCAGATGTGCCGGTATAACATGAAGCGACAATGCACAATTGTCGTCTCCTGCCTCTCTATAAATGAACGCTTCGCCTTGCACGAAATAAAAAATTCTTACCAGCGTGATAAATTCACGCCATGTTTGTTCGTCGTTCGGCTTCTTCAATAACATAGACAAATCGAGATTGTCAGGTGCGTAATCGAGCGCTTTATGTATCTCGAGACGATGTTCGGCAGCACCGAAGGCCGTGTCTCTCGATCCTTTCGTTGTCAAGTATCTTCTCGATTTAACTCCTTGCTTGTCAACGTAAAGATATGGAGTTGCAACGTTGGCCTTGTCAATTATCTTTTTCACAATGCTATAAATTTCTGCGTTAGACGTGTAACCGTTCTTCACGAAGTCTTCAGCGTTGTAACTGTACCAAACGACAGGATTGCTCCCGATCATTGAAGCATAAAACGTTTGCAACTTCTTAACGTTATCCGTCTTTTTCTTTCTTGTAAACAGTCCCATCGATTTTATTTTATAGCAAATTTGAAATTGTGTTCTGGAGAAATAGCATATCGGAATGCGTCAACTCCGTGATTATAAGCGTCGATCGGCTTGTTCGTCGGCTTTCCGTCTTTGTCAACTGCCCAGCAATAATTGCGAAACTCCTTAATCAAATTCGTGCTTCGCTTCGTTACATAGATCGGCTTGCTTTGCAGCTTGTCGATACCTGCACGTATGCTGTCAGCTCCCTTTTTTGCAGGCTTCACATTGAAACCAGCATTGTGAAGCTCCTGTATGCTTTTAGGTTCTGCACTGTCAGCAATGATTTCGTCGTAATCTTTTCTTATACCTAATTGCTCCATCAATCTTACAATGTCGCGGTTCAATAGTCCTGTTCTGTAAATAAGTTCGTCAACATAGAACGCTTCAGGTGTTTCGATAACTTTTACAAGCGAAGTCGGATCGTTCGAGAAACCATAATCCAACCCATAAACTCCATCGCCTTCAGGCATCGCATCGATTTGCTGCCAATTACTGAATATGACGCCTTCGCTTATTCCGTACTCGCAATCGATGTGAATTCGTTTGAAATTCTTGTCTCTCTTAGCCCTTGTTGCGATCCTGTTTTTCTCTGTCTCAGGCAGAAAAGGATTATCCAAATAATTCGATTTAATTACAATCGTGTCGTTGTAATTCATAAGCCAATCCTCAAGCCAAAACTGCGATGTCGGATTGAAGTCTCCGATAACATTCTCCGACCTTCGTGCCAATTCATCCCAAACGTCCTTCTTCAGTGAGTTAATCTCATTTCCGAATAACCAATCGCGACGTGCTCCGAGCGCCTTGTCGATCCTGTCAGCCGAGAAAAACTCGATGATCGATCCTGTCGGTGCTGTCCATCGTGCCGTAGTTATGTTCCAATTGTCTTTTGTCCATAAACCGATCTTCTTACAAATTCCTTCCAATATACGAATAGCCCCGATGTCGAGATGAGGCCTCGATTCAGAGACAACCGTTATCACCTGATCCTTCAACTTCAAAGCAATATATAACAGAAACAACATGACGTCGAACGTCTTGCCTGACCCTGTCCCGCCTTTCAAAATAACGATCTTCTTTTCGTCTTCAAAGGCTTTCTTTGTCATCTTAAACATTGTCCCTGTCTCGATGTTCATTTGTCGTCGTCCTTTGACTTGTCTATGAAATTAACCGTCAATCCTTTGTCGTTAGTGTTCATCTCGATGTATTGCTGATTTAGCATCCTTCGCTCATCAGGTGTGCATATCAAGCGATACAACGCCAATAACTCGCCTGCCTTGTCCGATTTAAACAACTTCGATCTGATAGCCGACTTCGTGCGTATCTTGTTCTCATTCAACAATCTCTTTAGGTAGTCCA